CTTTGATTAGAATTTGTGCCATAATTATCTCATGTTAGCAAATGCGTCCACAGCGGATGCAATTTCAATGCCTGTAGTACGTTGAATGTAAGCCTTTACCAAGCCTTCGGGCACGTCTTTACATTCAGACACGATCTGATTGATGTAAAGAACATGGTCGCCTTCAGGACACGACGGGCTGTACGGAAATAGTTGCAAGCCATACTGCTCATTTCCTTGTGGTACAACGTGTAGTGTGATTGGATTCTGCATGAGCAGCGTCCCAACAACACTAGAACCGCCGTCGATGTGCTTGAAGATCACTTCTTCACCGGATGTTAGTTTGACTAGTCTTACGTTATTCATGGTTATATTCCTTATGGTTATGGGTTATTATCTATTTATTAGGCGGTTATAGTTGCCAAAATCGGCGACTCTGACAGCGTAGAAATAAGGTATGTTGAAGAAAATTACTTCTGAACCGGAGTGAATGCCTTCAACAAGATTTTTGTTGGTGTAGGTGTATTTGATCAGATCGCGGGTAATATCAAACGCGCCGGAGATGTTGTCTTGGAGTGTTTCCATAACATCACGGAAGTTTAGGTTTGAATTTTGTACCCCTTTGCTATAAAAATAGCGGTATCCGTTAATAGGGAAAATATAGAAGGGATCTGTGTCAGCAGTGGCTTCCATGATGGTGGACTGACCAAACACACCACGGGGAATGAGATTTGGGGCTTCTTTACTGAATGCTGAGTTGAATGCTTCTGTGACTGTATCTGAGCGCTTATGATAGCGCACTTTTACTCTATGAAACGAGTTGTAAGTCTTAGGCAAAGCACGATAGACAGGTAATCCGCCAGATTCCTGTAAAAATTGAGAGCATTCAGTTTTGATTGTGTAGGTGGTTTGATTAACCGATGACTCACCTAAGATATCTGCAACGAGCATAAAATCCCCACGTAGTGTAGGGTATATTTATGCTCGTTGCCGGCGATAAAATTACTGCTTCTTCGCCTTTTCGGTCTCGCTGATAGCGAAATCGATGAACTCGTTACAGTCTGCAATGTTCTTTTGCAGAACGCCACGAGGGCCCTGAACAACTTCGTTCAGACGGTATGCAAACTCAGTTTGCAAACGGTAAGCGAGGTTGGACTCGCCGGTCTTGGTGCTGCGGAAAGCCTTTTCAAGGCCCGACGTTGCAGCGTTAAACGTCGTAGTGAGATAGCGGATGATGCTATCGATGTCGCGTTCCTTGGAACGCTCAGCTTGTGCGGGCGATTGAGCCATTTATGCACTCCTTTATGCTGATTGAAGAATGAAACGTGTGACCGTTTCGCGAAACCAACTGTGTGTGCAGTTGATGGAGTGAACTATAACAAACCCATCTTCAAAAGTCAACAGGTTCACTCATGCTGTTGATTTGCCTGGGGAAAAGTCGGACAATGTTAAACGTTTGTAAATAAAACCACAACAAAAAATACATATGAATAACGATAAAACATATCACAAGCTGTGGATGGACATTGCTACCCGTGTCAGTGAGGAATCACGCTGCATACGACGCAAAGTTGGGGCCATAGCTGTCAAAGAAGGGCGAATCATATCCATTGGGTGGAACGGAACATATACAGGGCACGACAATTGCTGCGAAGAGAAAGTGTACAGCAGTGGTGATGAAGGCGGCTGGCTTGATCCTGAAGAAATCCAACAACGGTGGCCGTACGAGGAAGTCTCACCAGACGATTTCCGTGTTCGGCGCTACATGCTCAAAACCAAACCGGAAGTTATCCACGCAGAAGCTAATATGATCGGCAAACTAGCCGGAAGTATAGAATCTGCTCGTGACGCTTCTATCTACACAACAGACGCACCATGCTTAGACTGTGCAAAGCAGTTAGCGGTTGCTAAAGTTAAGGAGGTTGTGTATAGTATTGAGTATCGAGACACTGCGGGTATTGATTATTTAAAATCGTGCAATATCCCGGTCGTTCGACTGGATAACAATAATTAAGAGGAACAACATGAAACAAGAATATTTGGGTCTTGAAATTGACCTATCGCGTGATGAACTATTCAGCGAAGCGGGTCTATCGAGACTAAAAGAAGGGTATATGCTGGACGATGAAACGTCACCACAGCATCGCTTCGCATACGTATCGAAAGCATTCAGCTCCAATCCCGAACACGCTCAGCGTCTGTATGAATACTCAAGCAAGATGTGGTTGTCGTATGCTACACCTGTTTTGAGTTTTGGTAAAACCAAACGTTCTCTTCCGATTTCCTGCTTTGCAACCCGACTTGGCGATTCCATGGAATCCATTCTAGCGACGTCTTCGGAAACACGCATGCTGGCAGTCGTTGGAGGTGGCGTCGGTCTTCACGTTGGTCTCCGTCCTGGTGATAAGAAGTCTTCGGGCATTATCCCGCACCTAAAGACATACGATGTTGATACATTAGCATTCAAACAAGGCACCACCAGACGTGGTGCTACCGCTGCTTACCTGGACATCAACCACCCAGAAATTATTGACTTTCTGGAAATGCGGAAGCCGACCGGCGGTGACCCCAACCGCAAGTGTTTGAACCTGCATCACGGTATCAACCTAACTGATGATTTCATGCATCGTGTTGAGCAGCTATCTGTTAACAAGTCCTTGACCAGGGAGGAAAAGGAAGAACTTGATCGTTTCCCGCTTGTTAATCCGTGGAACAATGAAGTTGTTGAATACGCATCGGTTAAAGAATTGTGGGAACGAATCCTTACAATCCGTATGGAAACAGGCGAGCCGTACATTTGGTTTATCGATGAGGCAAACCGCAAGCTGCCTGAATACCAAAAGAAGATGGGTCTACGCAACAACGGTTCTAACCTATGTTCGGAAATCAGCCTGGCTACTGCTTCTGCAAACGGGCAACCTGCACGCACATTTGTTTGCTGCCTGTCATCTGTTAATCTTGAACGGTATGATGAGTGGAAAGATGATCCACAATTCATCGCAGACGTCGTTGAGATGCTGGATAACGTTATCGAGGTATTCCTTGAGAAATCGGTTGCATACCCTGAACTGTCGGCAGCTACATACTCTGCCCGTCGTGAGCGCTCTATTGGCATTGGTGCAATGGGTTGGCACGCTCTTCTACAAAAGAAAGGCATTCCGTTTGAGTCGGCAATGGCTGTTGGTCTAAACAAGAAAATTTGGAGTACAATGAATGAACAGGCTAAAGCAAAAACTATCGAATTGGCTGGATCCCGTGGTCCTTGTCCTGATAGCGCTGACAGCGATACTCCTGTTCGTAACGCTCACCTCTTTGCTGTTGCTCCTAACGCTTCTTCTAGTATTCTGCTCGATACTTCACCATCAATTGAGCCGTATCGCGCAAACGTCTATCTGGAAAAGGGCGTCAACGGTACTCATGTTCACAAAAACAAGTTCCTCGAAGCGCTCCTAGAATCCAAGGGCAGGAATACCCAAGAGGTTTGGTCTCAAGTTATTGCTGATGAAGGATCTGTGCAAAACATTGACTGCTTGAGTGATTATGAAAAGGATGTATTCAAGACATCAATGGAGCTAGACCAAACATGGTTAATCCAACACGCTGCAGACCGCCAGCCGTACATCTGCCAAGCACAGTCTCTGAATCTGTTCTTTAGTCCTACCGTTGACATTCAGTATGTTCACCTTGTTCATCTAATGGCATGGCAGTCCAAACTGAAGTCTTTGTACTACTGCCGTTCTGACGCAATGCGTAAGGCCGATAAGGTTGGCAAGAAGGTCGAACGTGAGAAGATTGAAGATTTGAAGGAAATGGCGGCACGTTTAGCTGCTGGTGATGAGTCTGCGTGTGTTGCGTGCGAAGGCTGAGTAACCATCTGTTTATACAGTGAAATATCAAATGTTATCCCTCACACATAAATACTATTACGGTATTGTGAGGGATAATAATGAATTACGAACTGGTGTATAAAAATTTGGTGTTGACCCGCATAAACAGGGGTCTAAAGGAAGGCGAATATTATGAGCGTCACCACATCAAGCCCGAGTGTATTGGTGGTGATAATGGTATTGATAACTTGGTAACACTGACAGCCCGTGAGCACTATTTGGCGCACTGGCTGCTTGTTAAGATATACCCACACGAGTGGCGCTTGCGTTTTGCGTTTTACCAGATGTCTAAAACGAATGGAAAGAACCGTAGGGTTATAAGCAGCAGACAGTTTGAGCGAGCAAAGTTTCATATGGCTGAGGGTGCTCGTATGCGAGCTGCAAGTGGTTACAACCCGGGGCGCAGTGAGGCATCCAGAAAAAAAGCGTCTGCTAGAATGAATAGTGACCAAAACCCATTGAGGGGTAAGCCTGAAAAGAACCCAACTGCACGACCCCACAGGGTCGTATTTGATGACGGTACTGAAAAAGTATATCAATATGGAAAACAGGGCTATGAAGAGTTAGGAATACCGCGATCAACCTGGATATTGGCTGTTCGCACAGGAAGCAAGTTACCAAAACACAAAGTACACAAAATTACAAAGGAATAATTATGACAAAGAAATCACTATTTGAACCGCGTGCGTATTACAAACCGTTTGAGTACCCTAAAGCATATGGTTTTTATGAGACCCACGAAAAGATGCATTGGATCCCAACCGAGGTCCCATTGCACCAGGACGTGCTGGACTGGAAAAGCAAACTAACCAAGGAGGAAAAGAACTTCTTGACACAGATTTTCCGTCTGTTTACGCAGTCTGATGTTGATGTTGCAGGTGCATACGCAAACAAGTACCTGCCGCTATTCCCAAAGCCGGAAATCCGAATGATGCTTCTGTCGTTCGCTGCTCGTGAGGCGGTGCACATTCAGGCGTACGCACACCTGATTGACACTCTTGGTATGCCAGAGTCGACGTATAAGGCGTTCATGGAATATGAGGCGATGAAAGAAAAGCACGATTTTATTGAAGAATTTATGGGCACTGACCGTGACCAGATTGTTCAGCAGATCGCTGCTTTCTCGGCCTTCACGGAAGGCATGCAGCTATTCAGCTCGTTCATTATGTTGCTCAACTTCACACGTTTCAACAAGATGAACGGTATGGGCCAGATCATCGCTTGGTCCATCAAAGATGAATCCATGCACGTTGAGGGTATGACATGGCTATTCAAAGAGTTCATCAAAGAACACCGCGATATTTGGACTGATGACCTAAAGTCTCAGCTGTACAAGATCGCTGAAAAGATGGTTGAACTGGAAGACAAGTTTATTGATCTGGCGTTCGAGATGGGTGGCGTACAGGGGTTGACTATTGAAGAGGTTAAGATGTATATTCGATACATTGCTGATCGTCGATTGATCGGTCTTGGTATGAAGGGCATCTTCAAGGTAAAAACTAACCCACTGCCGTGGGTTGAGGAAATTTTGAATGCTCCAGAACATGCTAACTTCTTTGAGCAGCGAGCAACAGCGTACTCAAAAGGCTCCATGACGGGTTCATGGGGCAAAGTTTGGCAATAACAAAGGAAAGCCCGTGAAAACGGGCTTTTTTATAGATATGAGGATTAGAGAACTGATGGAAAGCTCGTTATACACAATCGCCGTCGATCTTGATGGCGTTCTTGTTGATTTTATGCATACCGCCAACAAGATTTCCGGCATGCGGATGAAAGAAGGTGAACTGGACACGCTGGAAAAGCATGAAAAGGATCAGTTCTGGGCAACAATCGTTGACCATATTGAGGGCGGCAATCAGTTCTTTGGCGCAATGCAACCAATGCGTGATGCTATGGTGTTGTGGAATTATGTGAAACGCCATCCCCATTTTGTGTTAACTGCTGCCGGCGGCCGTTTAGCTAGTGCGGCTCACGAAAAGAGGACATGGGTTAAGACTCACCTTGGTAACAAGGTGAAGGTTGAGATTGTTGATAAGGCTGCCGACAAGGCTAGATACGCAACCCCATACACAATCCTGATCGATGATCGACCCAAGAGTATTGATCCGTTTATTGCTGCTGGTGGTATTGGGATCTTACATACAGATGCTAAATCAACAATACGCCAGTTGAAAAAACTAGGGCTATAAAAAGAGGGGCTTAAAAGCCCCTTTTCTTTTAATACTCGTCGTCGTAGGCGTATCGCCCACCAAACTTTTCTGTGCCGCCGTAGTTGCCGTCATTTTCTTGCTGCTTGGCAAATGCTTCCCAAGCAACGATGTTTTTAAAGACTCGGTCTTCGACGGGGTCGTAAACAGTTTTGTCTTCACGCAGTTCGATGCCATAAAGGTCAAGCAGTTCTTCAGCAGACAGCTTAAAGATTTGTGTCATTTCTTTCGATTGTATAAAATTAAAGGGATTTAAAGATGATACCAACAGCCATTGCGACTTGTTGTAGTGCTTCCATGATGTTTTGACGACGTGTCATATCATCCATATTAAGGATAACTGATTTTGTAGACAAAACGGATTGACAGAGCTTTTCAAACTCGACTTGAGTTATCTCACCTCTGTTTTTCATGCCTTCTAGGCGTGAAATCTTTTCCGCGGCTTCACGGACAATGGATTCTTCGTGGGATAGATATTGGTCAATCATCGCTGACGACCTCCAACAGCTGACACAATAGCATCGACGCTATCGTTAATGTTTTTCATTTGCAGGGTGCAGTACACAGCTGTATGTTCTAACTTGTAATCTTCGATGAGATCAGCGATTTGTGTTTCAACGAGTTTGATGGACGCTTTAAGCTGTTCATCCTCGCGTGTGTTATCGATGTAAATTCTGTTGTGTTGAGCAACATTGTTTAGACGTTGCAGGGAATCTTTAAATGATGCTTGATTGCATTGACGCTCACTATACACGGCTTCCATCTTTAGGGCAACAAGATTATTATACCCTACGTTGTCAAACTTTGATGGCACCATAGCACACCCAGTAAGGGCAACTGCTGCAGCAAGAATTAGAGCGTATCGTTTCATACCGGTAATAAAGGTTGGGTGACATATTTATGTCACCCATTTACGTTTACGCGTATTGCCCCTTTTTGTGCTTTGTTAGAACTTCATTTAGCTCTTTCACATACACATTAACACGCAGCTGTGGATCAGCAAGCAGTGCCTCATATTCACGAAGTTGTGCTTCAGCTTCTGTGATTCGATCTTCATTCTTTTGGTTCTCTTCTTCAGTGAAGCGATATACCGGCAGATCGGCAATGTAATCAATGTATACGATGCCCAATTCGGATAGCACATCCTTGAGCTCTGAACGACTTTGGATCTTCTTCGCCATACCACCAACGTTGTTTTTGATAGCACAACGGATGTCGTAGTAACGTTGAAGATCAATCTTCAACAGATCGCGAAGCCGTTCATACCGTTTGACGTACCACGTCAAACGCCAGTCTGTAAACTTCTTGATCAGATCCAGAGGTTCGGCAGACCACACGCCCTGGCCGGTGAAATCTAGTACATTGAGGTTCTCGTTGTGTTTGACGGTCAGTGCTAACGTTTTGAGAATGTCAGCAGGCTCCATCTTGGACAGCACACCTTTTTTGAACTTAACCTCAATGTTGATCTTGTCCTTAGAGCGGTCAGTGTAATCGGTTACAGTACCGGTTTCACATAGCGTATCCAGCTTAGCGACCACCTTTTCGTGCGACTGACCGTATGGTAGATTGGTGATGCGGATTGTTGTAGCATTGATTGTTTCATAGCTACCATCAAAATACGCTACTCTACCTTCCATGTTGGTTGCCACATTGTTGAGTGGTGTAAACGTGGGCAGCAGCTTAGTTGTGATCTTCTTGCCTTGTAGGTGAGCAATCTGAACACTAATGATGTCGTCAAGAGCGCGCGGTAGGATGTTTGTCGCAAAACCCACCGCAATGCCTTCACTCGGGTTGAGCAGCGCAATAGGTACCAGTGGTAAAAAATGCACTGGTTCCTCGAGCGTATCGTCGTAGTTTGGCATCATCGGAATGATTTCGATGTCACGGAACATCACGTCATCAGTAAACTTACTGGTCGCCACTGATGTGTAACGTGCAGCACCGTATGCAGTCGGATCAAGCATGGTACCAAATGCGCCATACCCCTTGAATAGAGGAATGTTGTTACCGTATGGGGCGGCTAGGGTGTTGATTGAACCGCTTGCTTCACCGTGTGGGTGAATTGGCATAGTAGCACCAGCAAGAGTGGCGGTTTTAAACTTCTCGCCACTCCTGCCAGTCCAAAGAACGCGTCGACCGGCTGCCTTTAGTCCGTCACAGACGGAAGGCAGTGCTCGGTTTTGCATAACGTACAACGAATACTCACGACGTTCGCTTTCAATGTACTTACTCGACGCGATGGCCATTACAGTGCTCCCATAGCAGTTTCGTGATGGTCTACAACCTTGAGTTCGCGGCTGCCCAGCTTGTCAAACACGTCCTTCAGACTCAGGATGCGCATGTTGTTTGCATCCAGACCGACGTCCATCGAACGGGAACCGTCATCGGGTAGAGAACCATGAGAGTGACCGAACAGGTGGAAAGAACCGTGGTGTGACTTGTTCCATACACGCAAAGCGTAGTGGCACATCACAAACTTCTTGCCTTTGCCAGGCACACCGTCCAGCTTGAAATCACGCTCCAGGAACTCGTGTGTTTCGGCGAACATATCACGAAGTGCACGGTTATTGCGGATAACCTTGTCGTGGTTACCATACACAAGTACCTTGATGCCGTTCAGACGTTTGACGAGTGCTGTGGTACGGTCTGCGTTAGAGAACGACAGATCGCCCAGGATGTAGATGTAGTCGTTCTGACCGACCGTCTCATTCCAGTGAGCAACGATAGCTTCATCCATTTCCTCAACGGAAGCGTATGGACGGTTGCAGAACCGAATGATGTTTGCATGTCCAAAGTGGACATCAGAAGTAAAAAATGTTTTTTGTGTCATAATAATCTTATTATACCCTATTCGACATCTGCTGTCAACCATGCCTTACGAGCATCAGCATTGTCATCGAATAGTAGTTTTAGTGTAGCTGCCATGTTGCCATCATCCACAATTGGAATATAGACAGCACTATCAGTAGCTAGAATCATTTCCCAGTCCTTCATACTCAGAGAACCAAGACCTTTCATGTATTCAACCGTCCAACCTTTGTATTTGTCTTTAACCTTCTCGAAGTCAGCACGGGTTGTAAAGTGTACGCGCTTATCACCCTTTGAAGCAACAACGTTTGGTGATACCAACCGGTAAACAACAGGTTCGTAGTTCTTGTCGAATAGCTCAGGCCAGAACTTGAAGAATAAGTTAGTAAGCAGTGTAAAGATATCACCACCGTCCACATCAGCGTCGGTTGCAATAACGATGCGTCCGAAGTTCAATTCGCTGCGTAGTGCCCGCTTGCCGGGCGTTAACCCGATCGCTGACAGCAGGTCAGTAACCTTACCCATCTTCAACACTTGTGCTACAGTGCTGGTATAAACGTTGTTGATCTTACCGGTTAGTGCAAATGCGCCTGTGGTTTCAGGATCTCGAGCTTCACAAATAGACGATTTTGCTGATAGACCTTCAGTAATCAACAACTGACACATATGGCGCTGCTTGCTTGTTGCATCCAGCAAACCTTCGACACGCTTACGCATTGTTTTCTGGTGTTCTTCGATCGCCTTCTTGTTTTCAGTACGATGGTGGCGAAGGACTGCTCGCTCAAGAACAATCAGCAACCACTTTTCAGCGTACTTACTGAAAGACTTCCACTGTTCCTCGATACAGGCAACAAAATCCTTACGCATATCAGGACCGGTTAGACGGGTCTTGGATTGGCTGTCGTATTCAGGCTGTTTCAGCTTCAAGTTAGCCATAACCAATAGACCGTGACGGACGTCATTCTTCGTCACTTCGCTCTTTGTCTTCTTTGCGTCTTTTTCGAGGTGAGTGATCACACGATCGAATAATGCGTTCAGGAACTGAGTGTTACACTTGCCACCATCGAATAGTAGTGTATTGTTGACCCATGTGTACATCTGCTCATCGTCACTGTCGTGAGCGTTTAGAATCACGTACATTTCACCAATAACGGTGTCGGTGTTAACATCAAACCTGTACATCATCTTATCGGCAGCAATGCCGCCAATCACTTCTGCCATACCTTTACGGTAACGGAACTTCTCACCGTTGTATTCAACAGTGACGTCAGGATTGGTCATGGCAATTTCGATTGCCCGCTGCTTGAACAGATCCTCAGGTAGCTCGATGTGCTTAAAGACGTCAGGATCCAGCTGGAAAGAGATTTCAGTACCAGTCTTTTCACCTGTTACAGCTGTAATTTTCGGTGTGGAAACCTTGCCGGCACCATCAACGAATTTCTGGTAATACTTCTTACCGTCGCGGTGAATCGTTACTTCAAATTCAGAAGAACAAAAATTAACACAGCTAGAACCGACGCCGTTAACTCCGATGACGCCAGCGGTGCGATTGTTATCATCGAAGTTGCGACCCGATCGCATAGAGCCGAAAACCACTTCCGGAGTGTGCTTGCCTGTTTCGTGTTTGTCAATTGGGACTCCTCTACCATTATCAGAGATGGTGAACTTACCGGTTGTGGGGTTTGCATCAATCTTTAGAACCTTAGTCTTCTGACTGATGTGTGTGAATTCATCTAGTGCATTGCCGATGATTTCTTCAACGGCACGGTATGCTGCTGGCACAAAGGTGAATTGCTTAACTTCCAATTCTGAACCGGTCAGCATTGGAACGTTGTACGTTGTTAGATTAGTGTTACCAAGGTAAACGTTTGTGCGCTTGCGTACGTGCTCAGCGTCGGTTAGCACCTTGATGTCTTTTGAAGTGTATGCTTTAGTCATTACCGTTCTTTTGCAGTCTTGTAGTCAATCAATTTGTTTAGGTCAGCAAAACCCATTTGCATTGCACTGTATATCGAGGCAATGGACGGAGATGGATTTGTACCCATTAGGTTTAGTATAGCTGACATTTTTTTAACCATCAACTCTTGCTGATGGGAAAGTTCGCCGAGGGACATCTCATGCCACCTGTCAGTGCGGATTTCCGTCTCGGGGGTATCTTCAATCAATGCCATTATCTGTCATCCCATTCAATGTCAACAACTGTGCGCGTAAACGTTTCTGGGTACTCGACAATCTTAGCGTGTTGTTTTACATATTCAACATTATCACTAATCTCTTTGGCTACAAGCTCGGCAAGCTCGTCGCTGACATAATCGATGCGACCGGCGAGTAAGCACAGGTAGTTGATCATCTCACCCCACTCTGTGCCGTCTGCTTGTTCGTATGGTGTCAAGAACTCTACATCCCTACGCAATTTTTGATAGTCCATTATTTTCTCCTTGAATACACTGCAACGTTTGCTGATGCAACAAACCCCGTCGCTGTGTTATCGTGTATTGTTTTCAGTGTGTAGAGCATGCCGTATTTTTTAACAGCATCGCTAACATCCTTACACCCCGGCGCGTCTGGTGTACTCACAGCCCATCCCAAATCAATAGCCTGCTTGGCTAGCTTGTGACCATCGCCGAAACGGTCAGGAATGACAACTTTTTGACGCCTGGATTGGTTAAGCCACTTGATTTGAGCATCGGACAGTTTGTTGCCAAACACCGCAATGCCGTTAAGCAAAAACGCATCAAACCACCCTTCCATCACATACAGAGGTTCATCTTGATCTGTGTGTAGGTTCTCGTATCCGTACAACACATTCTCTCTGTCGATGGTCGGACTTAGATATTTTTGCTTATGTAATTCAGTTAAGTCTCTACCCTGATAGTATATTACCTTATTGTCTTTATATACAGGGATGACCAATCGTCCAAACCATTTCTTGTTGGTTGGCTTGCTCAAAAAGAACGGATATGCCTGCCAATCAATGCCTCTATCATTAACCAAATACTCGATTGCGTATTGAGCTACATCATCGTTTTGGTCGTCTGTTAACCTATAAAACGAGCTCGGCAATTCGATTTCTTTTGGTTCAATGCTAACATAGGAGTGTTGTTGAGAATCGCCCTGGCGTGCGCGTCCGAGGTTCTGGAAAATGATGACGTTCCAGTCGGTATCGGGAATACCAAAGGCAGCAAACACCTCTAACATCTTGCGAGGCATGCTGCGATGGCTATCGGGATCGTAGACCGTGGAATGACCACAGTTGAAGCAGTGGTAGGATCCACCGCCATTGGGGGTAAACAAGAATGCCGCACGGTCTCCCTTACGACCGTGGTCCCCACACACTTTACACAAAACAGGACACCATCCCTGCGGGTTTGGTCGCCCGAGTCTGATGTTGCTGCGAATTACGTCTTCAAAGGTTGTTGTATTCATGTTCCCACATTGATACTATATTGTATCCTAGTTGTTTGATTGTTGCCTCTCGTGCCATAGTTTGAAGGTATAGAGTCTTTGCCGTAACTTGTTTGTTGTACGGGTGACATTTATCACTATCTTTAAACAATGTGGGGTTGCCGTGATACACATCTCCATAAAATTCATACACTGTGTTGGTTTCTTTGCAATACCCATCAGCATAGAATGGTGTTCCAGGTATCAACACCTCACCACCGTTTTCGGCGTGTTGTATGTGTACACCACTTTGTTCCATTATGGAATTGAGCCATTTGATACATTTAGAAGAGTATCCCTTCTTTATGCAGTGAGGACAACCGTATCCTTGAAGTACATCAATCGGTCTGGTTTGCCATACATGGTTCTTGTTGCATACAAATGTTATTTTCGTGTGTGCTGACGTATATGTTTGTCCTGGTTGAACACTAATGTCAGGACGTTTCAATGATAACTCCTGCAAAAATTGATCGTGTGATTTTTTTGCCTTGCCTGAACACATCCTGCATGTGTGTTTGCTGTTTATAATGTTATTTGGTGTGGTCTCCCATGTGTGACCCTGTTCACACACAAAACACATTTTCGTAAACGCATCAATGTAAGTTCCTGATTTCACAAATACTTTGTTTGCTCTGGAGTTGTTTAAATTTTCCAACTCATCCATAAATTGGTGGTGTGATTTTACACCTTTCCCAGAACACAACAAACATCCGCTACTTTTCAGTGCATTGTTTGGAGAAGTGTAGTACGTGTGGTTATTGCTGCAACTAAATAGTATTTTAGTGTGACGTCCTTGGTATGGCTCCAGTGGAGTAATTGGAGGTAATAAGGAATTTCTTTGTTCAATAAGTTCCAAAAACTGGTTATTTGTGAGTTTTGCAGGCATAGTGTGTCTCCAACTGTGTTCTTATGTATTTATAAGAGTTATACAGTTGGAGCAATAAAAACCCAGTGTCACTTTTTGCATTGCGACACTATACAACAAAAGTTACTTAGTTTGCAACTTCGGTGGTTTCTTCAACCTTTGGCTCAGACTTACGGCGAGATGTTTTGCGAACAACATCCTTCTCAGCAGAAGCTACCTTTAGCTGCTTGGCAGCTTCTTTCTCAGCTTTGCGAATCTCCTGTTCGTAGATTTTGATCATACGTTCAATGCGTTCACGGATTTCAGCGGAGTGCATGTATAGGTCTTCGCCCTTGATGATACGGTCAAATTCTTCTTCGGTTAGGAAGGGGATGTAAATCTGACGAGCAAGTTCGGTAAACCACTTGATTGTAGCTTCGAGCTGAGACAGCTGTTCGTGACCCTTACCAACGACACCGCCCTTGAAGTTGTGGAACATAATCATGCAGTGGTCGTTAACTACAAGCTCGTCACCTGCTAGGAAAATCAGTGTGCCTAGCGAGAAAGCCTCAGCTTCTAGGATGGTAACCACGCGTGCGTCACTGTTCTGCATGGCGTTGATTAGTTGGACACCGGTGTCCAGACGTCCGCCTGGGGTGTTGAGGTGGATGAAAATAGTGTCGTTTTCTGTTGCAGCATTGATGCGGTGGATCATGTCTGTGTACTCCTCGGGAGCACCCACATCTTCGCTTAGGTAAAAGTGGACGTGTTGAGCAGTGTACGTATGCTCAAAGTGTCTATATGGTTTCTTTTGTGGTAGAAGAAGGCGTTGAGGCATATCATCATCTTCGTCATCTTCATTGCGTGCATTAAATGTATATGTATACTTCATATAGACTCCTTGTGTGGTTATGAATGCGAAACTATTTACTGGCGTAGTTACACAGGGAAACTGGGTAAATCATAAATAACCCCATGAACTTATTTGAACTCTCGCCTACTCTGCACTGGACGCCTTCATCTACGGAGGTGCGGTCGACTGCCACCATAAAGACGGACAAACATGAATACGAGTTAGTCATTCATTGCAACAAGTCTACTCCCGATCATATCATTGGGTGGTTGGATAAGGTGGTGAAAGACAAGGATAAGGTAGATGCAGGCAGAATGGTTGAGCTTACTAACAAGCAAAACCGCGAATCGCTTGCTGATATAGAAGACGTTTTTGATAAAGTGGTTGATGCTATCAACACAAAAACAAAATCGATGAAACTTGAATACGTGTATGTGTTTTCAACAACACCTAAACGTAAAGAGTTATTCGAAAAACTATCCAAAAAAGTGGCTAAAAAATTAGGGTGGTCTGTATATCAAGATAGGAATTACTTCCTGATATACAACCCCACCCTAAAGGTTATGCAGCCTGACTAATTACTTCTTTGGCGTCCAGTCCAAATCTAGGTCTTCCATATATTCACCAATAATCTTAATCGTATCCAGGAATTTCCGTACATCAGGGAATTCGTCAGGATTAACATCACCGATATCATAACTTAGTGTAATGTGTGGATTATATGACGGAAAATCGTGTGTTGCACCATGCTCTTTTCTCAGATCGGCGTGGCGTTTTTCTAGCGCTGGGCAAGAATACTTCAGCACGAGACATTTTGACTTACCGCCGCCCGGAGCTTCAGTGTCCCAAACATCAAAACCTGTGGGAGTACCAACATACTCTACTGGATCTGCGGGTTTGTAGTTGGGACAATGTTTGCGGCTGTACAGCAATGTTGTGTGCAGCTTGTCTTTGTCAAGCATGTTGGGGATTTTTGCTTCACGCATATAATCCACCAGAGATTGTTGAGTGTCTTCACTAAATCTGACACCCGCATATGTCCCTTTTTGTTTAAGGGCTTCTTTTAGTTCATGTAATTTCATTTGCGTTCCAATAATGAAAAGGTTAATTCCGGTGTTTGTGACGGGAATGTTTCAATTACTTTAAACGTCGTATTTACATAGTTCATATTAAAGAACACATCACATTCGAACACCTTATTGATTTGGGTAAGGTATATTTGTTTTGCGTAATTAAGAGCGTCGTTATATAGCCGCTGACCACCAATAACAAATACAGACGGCTCGTGTTGCACATCGGCAATTGATCTGATTACATCAGCGTTTGGTAGTGCCTCAATCGTGTTGGACAACACATAGCACTTCCGCCCAGGCAGTAGCTGTGCTCGACCCTGCGCAGCGGCAATCTCATCGATTTCATTGTATGTGTGCTTACCCATCACACAAGCGTGCCCAGCGGTTTGTTTTTTGAAAAAAGCAAAATCTTCCTTGTAATACCAGGGAATTTTGCCCTTATACCCAAAACCGCCATTGTTGTCGACAGCTACAATGATTTTAACGTTAGACAATGTCTGCTCCTCCAGCTTGCACCGTGGTTAGTGCGTAATGTATTGTATCGTCATCATATTTCACCAACGTGTGCTGTGACACATCGAAGAATACGCGCGATACCCTAAGTCCTCGAACTGCGCGTGTATCAAAAAACTGATTTGCGGTTAGAAAACGAACTTGAATTGCATTACCAAAGGTAACTTGACCTTTGATGTGACGGGTGATTTCATAGCCATAGTTTGTTAGGATGTCACACAGAGCTCGTTGAGTAATGTCTACCATCGTCTGGTTATCAACCACCATGATGTATAGGTTACCATAATCGCCCAATTCAACATCACCAACCAACAACATCAGTCGAGCGGTAGTTGCACCTTCACCACGCTGCAACACGTGGTGAATTTGTCCGGATTGAATAGCCTCCACGCAGCGGTGGAGGCGTTCTACGTCAAGCTGCCACTGCATTTTCAAACTGCTCAATGACGCGTTGGAGACTGTCAGCTTCAGTCTTATCAGTACGGAACTCTGCAAACCGTGTATTTATCACTGCGAATTTCTTCATAAAAATTGGTAACTCTCATAAATATATGAAACGATAGGAGAATGATATGTTTGACGCTTGTGTTTATTGGATACATCATCCCACCATGTCTGATTATTATACAGAAGGATATGTGGGTGTGACAACAGAATTTGATCGTCGCTCAACGGTGCATATGTCAAACCTACGAAACAATAAGCATGAAAACATTCATCTGCAACGCGCATACAACATCAACTCCGATGTTGTCATCTCTGTGATATTTGTGGGGTATGAACAGGATTGCTATGCGTTGGAAGAAGAGCTACGACCACACCGAAATAAAGCGTGGAACATAAACACAGGGGGCACAAAACCACCAGCGTATGTAGAAGGGCGAAACCAAAAAGGCGGCAGGGGCCCTGTAAAGCCAGTTACCTCGCCAAACGGGGTGGAGTTTGAATCCAGAAAGCAGGCCGCCCAGTATTATGGTGTAACAGAGGATACTATCCGTAATTGGATGAAAGATCCAACCAAGCCGTGGAAAAAACGCGCATCTGTGAAACAACATCTGAAACATGATCTATCAGATGTATGGGGTCAAAATAAACGCGCTATATCCACACCGAAAGGGACATTTGAGTCAGTAAAAGCCGCAGCGGTGGCGTATAATGTAACTCACGGCTCAGTCAATTATTGGTTGAAGACTGGCCGTGAGGGATTTAGCTACATTACGCCTTGACAGCGTTTTCAAACTGTTCTTGAACTCGCTGCAAGCTGTCGGCGACCGACTTATCGCTTCTGAATTCACAGAAGCGGGGAAGGAACAGAGAGTACTTTGGGTTGGACTTAGTTGGCTTCATCAGGTTGTTAGATTTCACAGCCATGATTGTACCAATCAGCTCATCACGCATGTCGCTGATTTCTTGGCGCGTCAGAACACCCTTCTGTTTCTTGTCCTTAAACCCGGACACATTGACCACCAGCTCACCATCAGAGGTCTTGCAAGTGATGGCACCGAACGTACCAGCATTTTTCCCGTTACCTTCTGTGAAACCAACAATTTCGAGGTCGACATCAATCTCGAGCTTGTACTTGACCTGGCTCTTGCTGGTGGTGTCCTCCCAAATTGCACCCCGATCCTTAATGATTGTGCCTTCAAAACCGGCAGCAAGCATTTCGGCATAGTGTTCGTGAGCTTCTTCCAGACTGTGAACAATGCGAGTCTCGATCAGTTCGATTAGGTTGGGCGTATTGTCGTCGTGCAGTTGCAGGCGCAGACGTTCAAACCGCTTGGCGTAGCCAGTATTGTACTTGTTGCCGGGATACACTTCCTCCAGAGGAATTTGATCCCATACGAGCAGAATGGGTTGTTCATTTGCAGCGAACTCGCCACCTTTCAGCACGCTGTTGAGCAAACCGTTACCGATTTCACGGGGCAGCACCTCACCATCACGTTTAACAAGCACTTCCCCGTGGGTTTGAGTACCATACACAAACGTGTTGGCGATTTCATCAGCCAGACCCTTGAACTGCTCCATTGGGAATACAGAACCAGACCGGGAATACAACTCGACACCACCATCGGCGTACAGGTTCACATTGGCAAACATGCCATCAGCTTTTAGCTGGCTGAAAACACCATTCTTCCAGTCAAACTTGTCCATCTTGGTATGCTTCGGCAAACAGCAGTTGTGTACATTGATACCATCAGCGAAATAGTTGTGGGTGTCTTGTACCTCGATATCAAACCGACGACCTGAGAACGCTAACTTGTTGATTGATAAGATTTTTTTCATTTTGCGCTGCACCTTGCATAAATATATACATCAAACGGAGACATAATATGTTTTACATTATATACACTATTACAAATAAGGTCAACGGTCATCAATACGTTGGATATACATCAAACCCACAAACCCGCTGGAATAGACATAAGCGTGAGTGCAACAAATATGATCCATCAGCCCAACACAAAAAGTTATATGCTGCGATGGTGAAGTACGGAATAGACAACTTTGACTTTCAACCCATATACATGTCAAAGGATAAAGACTACACCAAACAATATATGGAAGGTTATTTCATTCGTGAGCTGTCAACACATATGAGCGTTGGTGGTTATAATATGACTTGGGGTGGAGATGGCGGCCCGGGTGTTACATCAGATGTGGCTACGAGAAACAATAAACGTCGTATGGAAAACGGAACACACGTTTTTCAAACGGTTGAGTTTCAGCAACGACTATCTGAATGGGCATCCCAACATAACGCTGCTCGTATCGCAACCGGTTCTCATATTATGCAGACAGATGAGTTTAGAGCAAAAGCGACAGAGGCAGCACGCAAATCAGCTGCTGCGGGTAAACTGTTTCGTCAGTCACCGGAAGGCAAAGCGCGCAGCAAGCGGGAAATGCAAGCAAAGATGTCAAGACCGATATATTTGGAAGCAAAGCGATTATGTGCAGAGCGTAATATAAAAATAAAATCTCTGCACATTCGTAAAGACGAGTGGCTTCAACAGTTAGTTGACAGTATTAACGCAGGCACATACCAGGCGTAAGGCTATCCACACTGCGTTCGACGTTATCATTGGTAAACACAATATGGTTGCCGGTAAACGGATGTGATGTATGTATTACACCATCTTCTTCGTACGTGATGGTATACCAGTTATCGTCAGCATGACCATTGTCAAACCACCCAATGACCGGTTTGGATGTTAGTGTACCGTCGACGTCAACCGTAACAACGCTTGTTTGCACCTCATTATCCACGATGTGCTGAATGGTCATCGGACCGTCGACGGTATCAACGACAGCATCTTCTGACAGACACCGCATGTACGGGTATTCAGGAATCAAGCCCTTCCATACCTTATTTGCGGTAGATTCGGACACGCCACAACGCAGATCGCGCTGGACGATCTTTTTGATCACTTCTGCATCGTCACTGGACAAGGAACTCAGGATGTTGGTGAGGTGCTCAACCGCAGCGTTACCCGTCAACTCGCGGGTTGCGAGATGGTCCAGCTGCGAAATTGCATGTTCCAATGTGATCGTTTCACCAACGATCGGGGTGTATTGTGGGATCTTCTTAATGTAGAAGTTGACAGTCGGATCAAGAGCCAGACGGACCACTTCTTTGAGAATAATATTGTTTTTGTGTTGAGCAAGCAGGTCTTCCTTGAACTTACGACCGT